TCGTTCCGAGCCAGACTCCAAATTGGACAGCGGTATCAGGTACGACAACTGCCTGGACGGATAAAACTCCGTCACAGACTCCAAATTGGAATGAGATAGCGGCTTAGAGGAACATCAATGGCAAGTTCGTTTAGTACAAATCTTGGTATAGAAAAACCAGCTACAGGCGAATTATCTGGTAGTTGGGGCGATGTAACCAATTTTAACTTTGATATATTTGACAGAGTGTTAGGTGCTTCAGACCTTACCGCTTCTGATCTTACGACAGACCTTACCATAAGAGCCACTTCGCCTACGTCTGGACAAAGCAATGTGCAGACTGGAATGTTTGCGGTTATCAATCTCAAAGATAGTGGTTCTGATCTAGGCGGCACAAATGTCGTGACTATTGCGCCAAATACCGCTACTAAGTTTTTTATTATTAAAAATTCTTTGACTGGGAGTAGGGCAGCCACAATACAACAAGGCTCAGGAGCCACAGTTTCTATACCTAATGGAAATACAGATATTGTATTTTGTGATGGTGCAGGGTCTGGTGCTGCTGTAACTGGGGTAGGAGCTTCTATAAACCTCGCAAATAATAGTGAAGTAGCTGGTCAGGCTACTGCTTTAGCCATAGCTTTAGGATAGGAGTTAAAAATGGCAAATGACGCTCAAGTAACAATGCAAGTGACAGTTTTGCCAGATGAGATTGCTAAAACCTTTTCGGCAAGTATGACTGTTACTCCTGCTGACGATAGTGAGAAGTGGTATTATAAAAAAACCAGTGTCTCTAACTCAAACACAGATTTAATTGCTGGTAGATTTCTTGATTATACGGCGGTTGACGATGATACAGATCAGATTGAAGTAGCTACAGGAGATCAAGTTAGATTTTTATTTATCAAAAACATCGATACTAATAGTCGTAGCATTTACATAGTTTTAGATGCAGGAACTGCATCCTCTAGTGTGGGTGATGGTATTACTATCGGTCCAGGTGAGTCTTTTGCAGCTAGATTACCTAATACAACAGTAGCCGATATACATGCTATATCGTCTGCATCAACCGCTGAGTGTGTCGTATGTGCTTTACTACATGATATAAGCGTATAGGAGTAGAACATGGCTAATACCTTTAAAAATAAGGTGTTTAACGGTGATAGCAGCCTAGGTAATTCAGACATGGCTGTCTACACTGTGCCAAGTTCTACCACTACTGTTGTTATTGGTTTAACTTTGGCAAACACCTCTTCTTCTCAAATAACCGCTGATATAAAGCTAAATGCTGGAGATATGGTATTTTTAGCCAAAGATATACCTATACCTGCATCCTCTAGTTTTGAGTTCATGGCTGGTAATAAAATTGTCATGGAAACTGGTCACAGTCTGATTGTTCAAAGCGATACAGCAAATAGTTTAGATACCGTAGCGAGTATTATGGAGATCACCTAATGCCTTACATTGGTAATCAGCCAGCGGATCGTTTTGGTTCTCTTGCCTATCAAGATTTAACAGGTGTAACAGGTAGTCCTGTAAAGCGTGGTTTTACTTTAAATCAAGCTGTTGCGAATGAAATGGAGATTGAGGTTTTTGTCAATAATGTCAGGCAAGAACCTACAGTCGCTTATGCGGTAAGCGGTACTGCTTTAACTATGACAGGTGATGTAGAGACTACAGATGATTTTTATGTAGTCTTTCAAGGTAAAGCTATTGGTACTGTAACTCATCCTTCTAACACTCCCATAGTGGCTACTACTGGCACGTTTAGTGGCGCGGTTACAGCATCATCATTTACTGGTGATGGCTCTGGTATAACAAATGCTATTTCTTTTGCCGTTATCTCTGACCAAAAAACAAGTGGTACTGCTGGTGGAACATCAGTCACATCATTTACAAAACGAGATTTAAATACAGAGGTTTTTGACCCAGACGGAATTGTTACCATTTCTAGTGACCAGTTTACACTCGGCGCAGGAACTTACATTATTGATTGGCAATGTCCCGGTTATAGGTCAAATAATATCGCCACTTTACTTTACGATGTAACAGCTGGTGCAAATGGCGAAACAGGGACAAGCAGTTATAGTAACACTTCTACTGGTTCACCCACTGTTGCTATATCTACTGGTAGAGCTAGAGTAGTTCTTACAGCCAACAACACTTATGAAATACGGATGAAAGTATCATCAGCATATAGCACTGCTGGTCTTGGTGTGGCGGCAAATTCGGATCCAGAAACATATACAACTGTCCACATAATGAAGATTGGATAAAAAATGGCGTGGGTATTACTAAACAGTGATAATGTTGTTATTCAAAAGCAACCTGATGCGGCTGAGGGATTTATTGAAGTAGCTAATTCTGTTGTTTGCGGTCAAGTGAAGAACAAGGATGGTGCGTTTGTCAACTCAACCAAAAGTGCAGAAGAGTTGTTGTTCGCTTTGCGTGAGGAGAGAAATTCATTGTTATTTCAAACAGATTGGTGGGCTGTGCAAGATAGAACAATGTCACAAGCAGAAAAAGATTATAGGCAATCTTTGCGTGATATAACTAAAACATATTCATCACTAGATGATGTAAAATGGCCTACCAAACCGGAGTAAGATATGGCACTTTCTAAAATTACAGGTGCTGGTGGTTTAGTTTTGTTAAATACAGTGACACTTGCCAATAGCACAACAGCATCAGTTAGTTTTGATGAAACATACATAAATGCCACTTACGATAATTACCTCATCACTATTTGTTGGCAAGTAGCAACGGATAGCCAAAAACTATCCATGAGATTTTTGCAATCAGGCGGCACTGAAATAAGTGATAGCAACTACAACAGAAACATTTCTACCAGTTATTATGCTGATTTTGCTGAAGGTGCAGACCATGCGGAAATATCTCAAAACTTAGGTACAGGTGGGGGTCAGAAGGAAAAGGGTGCTTATGGACAGTGGTTTTTAAATATGAAAGATGCTGATAATTTTGAGCCATCTATAAACGGTGTAGTTATGCTTGGAAGCACAGGAAATAATATGAAGCAACAAATTACTGCTGCTAGATACGAGGGTTCAACTGATGTCACTGGGGGAATAAAGTTTTATAATCACAACAGTGCTAATTTTTCGACAGGCAGTCAGTTCAAATTGTATGGTATAAGATAATGACAAAAGTAGTAATTAACGGAATTAGCAGAGATGCTAACGCCAAAGAAATAGCAATTATAGAAGCTAATAAAAAAGCTGCTTTACTATCTGCAAAAGATGACTTGCGTGAAGTTCGTAATCAAATGCTTGCTGAAACAGATTGGTGGGCATCTAGTGATTTGACAATAACAGACGCACAAAAAAAGTACCGTCAAGACTTACGAGATATAACAAAGACTGCCACATCTCTTGACGATGTAAAGTGGCCGGAGAAGCCCTAATGCCATATATAGGAAAAAGCCCACAGTTTGGAGTACGCTCTAGGTTTTACTACACACAATCTAGTGCAGGAGGAACTTCTGTTTCTGGCACAGATGATAATAATAAAACACTAAAATTCAGTGATGGTGAATTTGTAGATGTTATGCTGAACGGTGTAACACTTGTAGCTGGCACGGATTACAATACAAGCACGGCAAATACGATTGCTGGTTTAGCCGCTTTATCAAACGGTGATGTTGTTGAAGTTGTAGTATACGATACGTTTAGCGTATCAGATACTGTATCTGCAAAAGATGGTGGTACGTTTAGCGGAGCTTTAGCTCTGACTGGTGGGGTTTCTGGATCTCTTACGGTTGCAAACGGTATTACACTTACCGATGGAGATCTTGTAGTTGCAAATGGACATGGTATTGATTTTAGTGCCACCTCTGATAGTTCTGGCACTGGAGCCAGTATGTCAAATGAATTATTAGATGATTATGAGGAGGGTTCTTTTACACCTAGAATAAGAGGCTCTACGGCAGAACCCGGAACACGAGTTGAGGGGACTGGTTTATATGTTAAAGTAGGGACCAAATGCACTATTTCAATTAATTTTTCTAATGTGAATCTGTCATCATATGGCGGTGTAATTAGTATTGACCAGATACCATTTGCTAATGGTAACGTTCTTAACGCTGGTGCAGCCGGAATGCTGTATAATTTCTCAAGCGCTTCATCAACCAGAGAGCATACTGCATATTTTATCCAAGCCTCAATAATATATTACTACAATATAGACGTTGACACTAGTTGGGCTTCATTAAGTCACGCCGCATCAAGCAGTGTGTACTATTGGGATACAATTACTTATATAACATCTTAAGCTGATTGGATTATCAGTAAGTCAGTCCATAGCCAAAGGAGATAAAAATGGCATTAACAGAGGAAACAAAAGAAGATAA